AAGATGCAGAGCGTAAACGTAAGGCTAACCTTGTTGGGCAAAGAAGCTTACAGGATGAAGAGATTGGCGGCTTTACAGGTTTCCGTACACAGAAAAACATGGGCAAGTCCATACGATATTAAGGAGCCGACATGAGTCCGTATTCAGCAGGTGACGCTAGTCCAGAAGCCCCATCATCCAATAAAGATTCGGATGAGATCAAACGTGTAATGTCACGTTACAAAAAGGCAAAGTCGCGTTGGAACTCTTGGACTGATCTATGGGAAGAGATGTATGACTACGTTCTTCCTCATCGTGAAAGCTTTTTTCAGGAATCCCCTGCCGCTAGGCGCACAGAGAATATCTATGATGAAACTGCTGTAGTTGGCCTTCCTAAGTTTGCATCAAGATTGCAGCTTGGGTTCTTTCCCCCAAATGGCAGAGCTTTCAAGCTTATGCCGGGGCCAGAGTTTCCAAAAGAACAAGTAACTAAAGGTCTTTTGCAAGAGCTTGATCGTATTACAGATCTTTTCCATGAGGGCCTACGCAACTCAAACTTTAATGCTGAATTGCATGAAGGGTTGCAGGATCTTGGAATGGGTACAATGAACCTTCTTTGTGAAGAGGGTCGTTTTGTTGGTGATCTACACTTCACTTCTGTACCCCCAACCAACTTGGCTTTGATGTCAGGTCATATGGATAGAGTCAGCGATTGGTTCCGCTGGATGTATGATTGCGACATTACAGAAGTAAAGCATCGTTATCCTGATGCTAAGTATTCTGAGAAGATGAAGGAAATACAAAAGCGTGATCCTTCTAGGAAAACAAGAATCGTTGAAGCAACGATGTATGACACTCAGAACAAGTTTAAGGATGAGTATACATATTACCTTATATCCGAAACAGATGATGAGATTCTAATTAAGAAAACCTTGAAGGGAAGAGGATCTGTTCCTTGGATTACAACACGCTGGTCTAAATCAGGCTTTGAAGTATGGGGTCGTGGCCCTGTTCTACAAGCTATGCCAGCTATCAAAACACTTAACCTTACAGTGCAGCTTATTCTTGAAAACGCTGAGATGGCGATTGCAGGGTCGTACATTTATGATGATGATGGTGTATTCAACCCAGACAACATAACTATACAGCCGGGAACATTTATTCCAAGAAGCCCCGGATCATCTATCGACACATTGCAGTCTGCTGGAAGATTTGATGTGGGCCAGCTTATTCTCGATGATATGCGCCGCAATGTTCGTAAAGCCCTCTTTATAGATGAGCTTGATACACGTCCCAATGCTAGAACGCCTCTTTCAGCTACGGAAGTCTCTGAGCGCCTAGCTGATGTATCTAGAGATATGGGTGCTGTAGCTGGCCGTATGCAGAAAGAGTTTTTGCAGCCTCTTGTTGAGCGTATTGCAAAGATCTATTCGGATCAGGGATTGATTGATATTCCTAAGATTGATGGTCGTGAGTTGCGGATTGTACCTGTCTCTCCCTTACTGAGGGCGCAAGATCAGCAAGATGTGTCTGATTTTGTCAGGTTCCAGCAAACTGTAGCATCTACTTTTGGCCCAGAAATTACTCCCGTCCTCTACAATCAAGAGAAAGTTGTGCAGTACCTTGCAGCTAAGTTTGGCATTATGGAAGAACTCTTGGCTGACCAAAGCCAAGTAGAGCAGAATGTACAAACAATGCAGCAGATGATGCAGCAGCAAGGACCGCAACAATGAAGGAGAAGATAAATGTCTCGATTGATGGCAGGGGATACAGCAAGGAAGTTGACAAAGATCTTAATAGCAAAGCCTACGCTCTGTTTGGCTCGGGGATTGGAAGAGACTTCTTATCGTACTTGGAATCTATCACGACAAATAACGTCTACCCTGCTGGGGTGGGAATCGAAACTCTAGCCCATGCTGAAGGCTCAAGATGGGTTGTAGCTGTTATTAAGGGCCGCTGTGAACAAGGAAGGAAGCAAGGCGATGGCTAAACCCTCTAATCCAAGTTTGTATGCAAGAGCAAAAGCTATTGTGAAAGCAAGAGTAAAGAAATGGCCCAGCGCATATGCAAGCGGCCAGCTTGTGCAGCAGTATAAAAGGATGGGCGGTAAGTACAAATGAGCCTGACCAAATGGTTTAATGAAAACTGGGTAGATATCTCCACTAAGAAAGATGGCAAGCACCCTAAATGTGGTCGAAAGATGGGTGATGGTAGAAAATACCCAAAATGTGTACCAGCAAGTAAAGCTGCCAGTATGAGCAAAAGTGAGAAGGCTTCTGCCACCTCTAGAAAGCGCAAAACAAATCCTAGTGGTGGCGGTAAAAAGCCAACATATGCGAGGACATAATGTCTAAAACACCAGCATGGCAAAGAAAAGAAGGTCAGAGCAAGTCCGGCGGTTTGAATGAAGCTGGTCGCAGATCTCTAAGGCGTCAGGGCAAAAACATCAAACGTCCTGTATCTGCCAAGCAAGCCAAGAAATCACCAAAAGCAGCAGCTAGACGCAGATCATTCTGTAAGCGTATGATGGGTATGAAAAAGAAGCTTACATCTAAAAAGACGGCTAATGACCCTAATAGTCGTATTAACAAAGCACTTAGGAAATGGGATTGTTAAATGGAACAAGAAGCAGTAACTCAAGAAGCTGAAACCCAAGAGGTTCAGGCTCAAACGGAGCAGGAGCAACCTCAAGAACAAGTAGCAGAAAGACCTGATTGGCTTCCTGAGAAGTTTGATAGGCCAGAAGAGCTTTCTAACAGCTACAAGGAACTTGAGAGAGCTTTCTACACCAGAAAAGAAGATTTAAGAAATCAAATTGTCGAAGAGCTTAATGCAGAAGCCTCTAGCGCAGCCCCAATCAGTCCAGCAGATTATGAAGTTAATGTTCAATCGCCAGATGGCGTTGAGCTTAACATTGATGAAAATGATCCGCTTCTGGATTGGTTTCGTGATAAGGCTCACAATTACGGAATGTCGCAAGAAGAGTTTGATGGCCTAATTAACGAGTGGGCTGCTATGGACTCTAATCGTGGTCCAGACTGGAACGTAGAGTCTGAGCAGCTTGGAGAACACGCAGAGAGAAGGCTTGAGCGTGTAGATTCTTGGGCTGGCAAGAATTTGTCCGAAGAAGCTTATAATGTGTTTGCCAATGTCCCGGCATCTGCTGGCATGGTTCAGCTATTTGAAGAGCTTATGGAACTAAATGGTCAACCACAGTTTAACATGATTAGCCAGACTGAGTTTCAAGAGACTCTTAGCATTGATGATTTGCGTAATATGCAACAAGATCCTCGATACTGGAAAGGTAATGATCCGGCCTTTGTCGAAAGAGTTAAGGCTGGATTTGCTCAGTATTCGAGAAATAAGGGATAATGTGAATTAACAGTAAGATCATTATCTGCCAACTTACGTTTACTTGAAGGCCCAATTAGTTAAGGACAACCGAAAGGCCCAGCGCTAGTGGACAACCAGATAGGAAACAAACCTTTGACTTTAACAGCTTTTAAGGAGCATTGAGATGGCTACACCAACTATCTCCACCTCCTTTATCGAGGAGTTTGAATCCGGCGTCCACATGGCGTATCAGCGCATGGGTTCAAAGCTTCGGAACACTGTTCGTACACGCAATGGCGTGAAGAACAAGACTACGTTCCAGAAAATCGGTAAAGGCGTAGCGACTACCAAGGCGAGACACGGAAATATCGCCCCCATGAACCTCACTCACACAAACGTAAATGTGACCGTTGAGGATTATTTTGCTGGCGAATGGATTGACGATCTGGACCAGCTTCGTATTAACCACGATGAGATGATGGTTGCTCAGCAGTCTGGTGCTTACGCACTTGGACGCAAAACTGACGATCTCATTCTTGCAGCTATGGATACGACTACATCCACTCACAATGAAACATCAAATGGTGTTACTTTGGCTTGGGCTTTGGGTCTTATGGAGCTGTTTGGCAATAACGAGGTTCCTGACGATGGACGCCGTTATGTTGTCGTTGGTTGGGAGCAATGGTCACAGCTTCTGGATTTGGACGAGTTCTCTCGCACCAACTACATTGGCGAGTCTGATCTTCCGTTTCCAAATGGAGTTACGGCAAAGCAATGGCTTGGCTTCATGTGGTTCCCATTTGGCGGTCTAGATGACGATGGCACAAACCGTAAGTGTTTTGCATATCATGCTGACGCTATTGGTCATGCAATCGGCACTGACGTTTCTTCAAACATGCAGTATCATAACGATAAGGATTCATATTTTGTGATGAACAAAATGCAAATGAACTCTGTTCTGATTGATGCCGAAGGCGTGTTTGAGCTTTCGCTCAAGAAATAAGGAGAGACATAATGGCTTATACAGACGCAAACCTCTCTTTAGTCAATTACTCAGGCAATGGCTTCCACATCTGGCACTATTCAACTACCGATGCGGCTGCTGTTGTAGATACTGCTGGCTATTTTAATAGCCGTGTATCAGACATGAATGTTGGTGATGTAATATTTGCCAGCGTTGATACAGATGGCACTCCTGGGTTTGGAATCTTTGTTGTAAATGCAAACAACGGCACTGTCGTTGACGTCACAAATATGACGGATCTTGCAGCAGGTGACTCTGACTAATGGCTAAAAAGCCAACACCAAAAAAGAAGGCGGCGGCGAAAGCTGCCCCTTCTTCAAACAAGACTAATAAAGCTACAGTTTTCAAAACAGCAAAGCTTCATTGGTTAAAGCTAAGCAAACCTGAAAAGGAATAGTGTCATGCCTATGGGACCGGGAACTTATGGATCTAAAAAGGGTCGTCCTCCAAAAAAGAAATCCAAAACAATGGGCAAGCCATCTTTAACAGCAGCCCAAAAGAAGCTTCCTAAAGATCTTCAAAAGAAGATTTTAGAGAAGAAAGGCGCTTAATTGAATGCCGACAACACCTTCAACTGATATTGAGGTAGCCCAAAAGGCAATGGTTCTGATTGGATTGGAGCCTTTGACCTCGTTTACCGACAATACAGACGAAGCTTTGGTTGCCAACACAATATACGAAGATGTTGTTAGCGACTGTCTTGCTGCTACCAACTGGAACTTTGCTACAGGCCAAAAGCAGCTATCTAGACTTACAGACGTTCCTGTAGATAGATGGGAAGCTGCTTATGCTTTGCCTACAGAGCCTGATGTTATACAGGTTCAGACTGTAACCATTGATGATGTTGTCCAGCGTTATGATATCTATGAGCGTTATATCTATATAAATGCCGAGACTGATGATGAGGTTGTTCTTAACTACATCTTCCGTCCAGATACACAATATTGGCCCCCAGCTTTTACAATGTGGGTTATATTTCGTTTAGCTTCTGTTCTGGCCCTGTCTGTGACAAGAAAAGCAGATGTTGCTAGTTCATACACAACTTTGGCTGAAAATCAGTTTAGGAAAGCCAAAGCTAGGGATAGCCAGCAAGTAACCACACAAGGTCTTCGCTTGAGCAGATTCCATCGGGCAAGGCTCGGCAATGGCATCTTCCAAGACATAGAAGGCACAACAACATGAGAGTTGAATGGCCCTCTTACGTCAATTTTATACAAACTTTACCGCTGGGGAATTAAGCCCACTTCTGAGTTCAAGAGTAGATTCAGATGCTTACAAGAATGGCGTAAAGACACTGCGAAACTTTCGTGTTCGCTCTC